GATGCTTCTACTGCTGATATAGCATCTATAAACTCTTGTGAGTTCGCCATAGTATATGCATCGGGATAACTTGCCGGGAGCAAAAAGGAAAAATCAATGGAAATATTAACATTAGTATCAGACAAAGTACCACTTGTAAAAGTCGAATGGTTTAAGTCAGCATCTATCGTAAAAGAAGCTCCTTGAACCAAGTCTAAATTTGTAAAATCTAAACTCATTCTAGAGTTTGGAATTTGAGTGTTTTGAAACGATGGGTCTATATTATATGTTCCGGTTTCTAATGTGATAGGTAATTCACCACTATCAACAGGTGTAGAAATACTGTTTGTAAAATATTCTAATTTTAAAGGACTCCCATTTTTATCAATTAAATCATTTCCATCAAAGTAATTACCGTACATTAATCTATTGCCCATTAAAGTTTGAGCTTTAGCTTGTAACGGAACATTGTCGAATGTTCTAAATATTTCTGTGTCCGGCAATACTTGAAAAACTTTGCTATTACTAAAAGTGTAAGTTTGTGTGCTATTGTTAGGTAACCCTAAATCAGCTTTATTAAAAGACTCTATTAATTTTATAACATTAGTGCTATTATCTTTAAATAGTAAATCAATACCTAAAACTAAAGGACCTCCGGTGTTATAATTAATTCGAACTATATTAGCCGTGTTTAACATTCCTCCGTTTAAAAATGTATCAAACCTAAAATCAAAAGGTCCCGGAATAAAAGCTGCATTTGAGAATGGAGATGTTGCTGAAAATGCATTATCAGCATATCTATATCTATAAGCAAAACAAACAAACCTGTCCTCTAAATAATTATTAGCATTGCTAGATGTAAGGGGAGAAATATTTGGAGCATTTGCAGGTGGCTCTTTAATTACTAAAAAAACTTTTTCTGAAAATTGGTCTATATTTAATACAGGGTTAGGATATGGATTACTATCTACGGGAGAAACATTTATAAATCTTGGAGGATTAAAATTATCTGTAAAAAATAAAAGATTCTCAACAATATTAATTCCTACTATTAATTGTTTATCATCAAAGTTTAATGTTGTATTTACTCCACCACCATCATCAATACTAACAACATGATAAGTTAATACGTCTGAACTTGTTTCTAAAGAAACAATCATATCACATTTACCTGTAGCTCCGACAGGAAAAGCAGGGTCGTGTACAAACCAATATAGTGTTTCTTTTTCTCCGTTTTCGAAACCTCCTATACACTTAGCTGAAGAAGATATATTTGTGTTGTTAAAAGAAAGAGTAGTTAGTCTAGTATTTCCTTTAGACAACTCCACAGCTCCTATTTCTGAAGCTTCAGTAGACCCCAAACGCACATTAACGGCATCTATGTACTGACCATTAGGTAAAAGTCTTTCATCGAGACTCTTATTCATTTTACCGGCAACAAAATTTCTTTTTAAATTCGCCATATTATTTTATCCATTTATCTCTTCCCCTAAGACTCATAAGTAGTCTACCCGGATGTATATTGCTTATTCTTATTTTGGAATTTCTTAGCAGGGCACTTTTTCTTTTTCGTGCTCTATTAATAATATATTCTTGTACACCTACTTTAGAATTTAATATAGCAAATTCAATGTATGAATAAATGTATTCTTCAAATAATTTGTTAACGGTTATTTTAGTATTGTCTCCTTCTTCCATACCATCCGAAACATACTCTAAAACACAGGTTTGTCCGGACATTCCTGAGCTAAAATTAATTACCCCGGATTGCTTATCTATTCTAAAAGTAGGATTTGCATTTGCAGTTTCTGTATTTAATCCAAATCTTGCACCAATTTCATAATCAAAGTACCAACACCCATCGCAGTTATACCCTAGCTCACCATCGAATATACTATTATCGTTTAGGTATAAGCTTTTTAAACCTCCTGTTATTCTTGCTAAATCTAAATTTGAGTTTTCAGGTTTTAATATATTTCCATCTTGGTCAAATAATATCCTGCACTTATCATCTTGTAAATATGCTTTAGCATAGTTTATTTGTATGTTTTCTGTTAAAGGATATAATATTCCATTTTTAAATACGGATATTCTGACCCAATTTACATAGTCGGATGGTAATACAAATCTTAATGTTTTACAAACATCTAACTCTAAAACTTTAATTTCTTTAAAAGCATCATAGTTTAATTCTTGTATTGCTCTTTTTGCGTGAAACAATATTTTATATCTTTCTTCGTTGTTTACAAGAGAATGATTTCCGGAATACATTAACTCAAAATTAGTTACAACATCCTGTAAGCTTACATATTGGTATGAACCCCAATTAGCATCTTCAGGAAAGTTGCCTTCATTTTCGTAATATTTATATTGTGTTATATAAGCCATGTTTTACTTTTCTTTTTGGGTTTCCATATTTTCTTGACCTGTTGCAAATTGAACAGCTTCTATTTCCCTGATTGACATCCCTGCATACTGTAATATTTTCATAATTAAAGAAGGCTCATCATCAAGAGGTAGCTCAAAATCTTGGTAGTCTGCAGCAGTTTGGTTAAACACAGGCTCTCCTGCCGATAAGGTAATATAAGTCCAAACAGGGTCTTTAGGATACCTAATGTATTGACAAGATATATCTCCTACATTTTGATAAGTTGTGGGTAAGATAGTAATCACACCGCCTTGCTGAGAATAAGCCGGGTACATTGTACTAGGCGCAGTCAATAATGACTGAGACAATAATGTTATTTTGTTTTGATGAACTCTTTCAGCCTCTCTAAAATTAGTTCCACATAATACTTTGTTAATAAGGTAATAATCAAAACCTGTAGTAGCTACAGTAGGCATAAAAAAAGCATTTCCCCCCGGTGTTCCGGGAGTCACTTGAATTAAATCTGAAGTTATAGAAAATGTATCTATTACTTCTTCATAACCTTTTTTAATATCGGCATAACCTGTACCTGATTGTCTTGAGTTTTCTTTGTTTATCTGATAATTATATTGGTAAAAGTAATCCTCAAATATATCTAATTGTGCCTGTTTAGCAAACAAGTTAAAATCTGTTGGGGAAACATAACCATAATTATTTTTATTCAGAATAGACAAGACTGTATTCCTAACTGAATTTATCATCTATAAATCTTTTATACAAAGATAAACAAAAAAAAAAGAGGACTAATTTTTTAGCCCTCTTATAGTTTTTTAGCAAAACGATTGTTATTCAACTAGTGTTATTGCTTGACTTAAGTTTACTTTAGTGGTTGACCGAGTGTACGATTGTTCCCAAACGGTTACAAGAGCTTTTTCAATAGCATCTTTATCGGTAGCTACAAATTGACCGCCCCCGGAAAGGGAAAATTTCTTGTCCGCATAGTTTAGGGTTAAAACTCCTGCACTTAGACCAACATACATTATACTTCCACCAAAAACGTAATCTCCAATTTCTAAAAATTTATTCATCATAGTTTCTAAGTTTTAAAAGGTAAATGTTACTGCGTCTACAGGCTGAGTTAATGGAGGTACTTCATATAGTACTTTACTCCATTTATCTTCTTGAGCACTTTTAATTACGTCAAATACAGTTGATAAGTCCTGTTGTATTAAAAAAGACGCTGATGCAATGTTGATTGTCGAACCATTTTCATAAGCAACGATTATTTCGTCAACATCATTAATATAGCAAGAGGCAACATTATTTAGAGATATAAAGTCCGAACCTTCTTCTTTGATTATTTTTGCATACTTGTTCATAATAAAAAAAATTTATGAGTTAATAAGTACAAAGATAATAAATCTAGACAAGCTTTTTTTCCAAGTATTCTAACCTGTCAATACCTTCATCAGTTTTAAAGTATGATGACAAAACATATATTGGGTCTTCACCAAACGGAATGGTTATCAATCTTTTCTTATTTGAAGGTAGATTAAAGTATACATCCTTTTTTTGATTTTTAAATATTAAAAACTTTTCGTCAAAAAAGGTTTGAATAGTTGAGTGTAGTTGAATTGATGGGTCGCTAATCGAATTCAAAAAATCTTGTGGATAATTCTTAGCGAACATTAACATATCCCTTTTTAATTCTGCAGTAGACATTTTAGATACATCACCATGTAGTATTACTTTACCTATCATTTCCATTTGCTCAATAGATAATTCTTTAGCTGCGATTAAAGCATCAACTTCTACATTTAAGTCTTCTACAACTTTTGCAGCATCTTTAGCTAAATCTACTTCTTCAAACTTATTACCATTTAATGGGTGATAAGACAAGAAACTTTGTAGTGCCTGATTTCTTTTAGGAACATTTAATAAGCCCATTTCAAACACAATAGGAGTAACAATAGCATTGCCATCTTGCTCTTCTTTAAAAGGACTTTGTTGATTAGTTGCGTATCTTAATTCACGGTTTAAACCGTTTTCTTCGTCAAACCAAAGGAGTGGTTTACGTTTTGTACTTTTTGAGGGAAGCATAAAACTTAGTGGAGCTTTACCTCGTGTGAGCCTATAGGCTCTGTCTTTAATTTCTTTTTTGTTTTTCATTAGATTAAAATTTAATTATATTATAAAAAAAAGATAGGGGTACCCGAAGGTACCCTTATCATTATTGTTTATACTACTCTTCGAATAGTACAAAGTTGTTTGC